CCGGCAATAAACAGGTCGAATGCGATTACATGCTTTCAGCCCTGCGCAGGATGGAGCTGAAAGGGCATCTAAACGAAATTTATGACGGCGTGATAGTGAACCGGGCAGCAGAAGGTGCCAACCAATGACCAAATATGAATTACTTGACTCAAAAATAATGAACAAAATTGGTGGTCACCCAACGCCTTTTCCCAAGCTTTTCGTCAAAGATGTAGCAGAAGAATGCAGCCGCATTGCGAATGATGAGAGTAAACCAGAACCCTTTCGCATTCTCGATCGCCGACTCCAGGCACTACGTAAAGCTGGAAAAATCCGCAGCACAACGAAGGGATGGGTGAGGGCTAACAAATGACCAGCAAATTAACCAGAGAGCAATTGCTTGAACGTGCTCGTGAAAACGTCAAAGCGCTGAAAATGGCGTCACGGCAGACAGCATTCAAAAGCGCGCGAGAAGAAATATTGGCTGACCTGCAGCTTGCTGAACTGGCGCTGTCCGCAATGGACAGCGAGCCGGTGGCGTACATGACGTACAAAGGATATCTACTGCATGCAGGTGATCCAAAGCTCGCAGAGTATAGCGAGCCAACGCCGCTATATGCTGACTCTCGACCAGCGGCCATGCCTGCGGCACCGGTAGCTTGGCTCTGGTCTCGGAACGGGGACGATGAGCGGGATGTGTCGTTGACACCACCAGATGACGATGACGATGCCGCCGACGCGATTGAATGCGGCTGGACTGCTACCCCGCTCTATCGCCACGCGAAGCAATCGGTTGTGCCGGATGCGCTGGCTGATGCATTTATCGCGGCGATAGAAAAAGAACAAGATCGGCTTCATGAAGAAGACTATCTGATGGATTCGAAAGATTGCATCGACGTAATTCGTGAAGAGGTGCAGCGTCTAAACGCCAACCGCAACACCACGCTTGCAGCTTCCCCGCAGGAGGTGAAGTAGTGGATCCTTCACTGGAATACGCCTCCAAACGAATTCAGGAATTGGAAAGCCTTCTGCTGGTGGACGTGCCTGAAACTGTATGGCCCGCTGAAGTAGCGATGGTCCTGTCAGAAATAGAAAACGCCGGGGAACTCCCGGCGCACCACCAGCGCCGCCTGCAGCACCATATCAACCGTATGTGGCTGGAAAAAATGCCGGAAAGCGAGACGTTTCTCGCGGCGAGCGAACCCAACCCGATTGCTTCTGAACAGCTGGGGATAGTATTCACGTCTATAAAACCTAAGGTTTGAAACACTATTGTGATATAAATTATGCCGCTGAGTCTTTTCCAACCGCAAGAAAAGGTTCTTGGTTTAATGCTGTGAAAGATGCCTCATTATTTAGCAGACGAATGAAATATAGTTTCTGCTTTTGAGATGATAATTCTATCAATCCAGCTTGGTTAATTATTATATTCCTTCCAAGAATCGGGAAGTTTTGAATTAATGTCTGAATGTTGGCTATGTTAATAGTTCCATTCTGTATTAGTGGACTGTTTGCTGTGGTAGCAAGTCTGCGCATGAAGTTTCTATTTCGATGCATGTCATTAAAAATGTCTGCAGGGTTCGGATGATTTGATACGTCCAGGATGTTCAGTGCTATTATATGAGGGGTTGCATTTGCCGCTAAATTGTTTATGACTTGTTCAAGGCCATATGCTCTTTCAAGTAAGTTGATGTTTAGTGCATAATACTTGTTGTTAAAGTAAAAGAAATCCACATTCCCATTTATGTCAATGCTGTCATGGGTGACCTCATCAAGGGTTCTACCATTCGCAGAGAAATATGACAATTTTGTTTTTTTATGTAGTGCGATTGGATATTTGTGTTGGTAAACAACA